AGTTTGTTGTAGACAACGAGCTGCTTTATTGTATGAAATCAAATGATATTGTAATTAAATATGGAAATAAAAAAAATCAAGAAGAATATAATCCAAGCTGGGCGCATAGCTGTTAATGAATTAATAAAAGTAGCTAAAGAACCTATTATAGATTTTGGACCAGATATTTCAGCGGATAGATTAAAAAACGCTGCTGCTACAAAAAAATTAGCTATATTTGATGCTTTTGAAATATTGTCCAGAATAAATGAAGAAGAAAACATTATAGAAGGAAAGCTAGAATTAGAAACTAAAAAACCAAAAGAGTTTAGAGGTTTTGCAGAAGGAAGGTCTAAGTAATGTACAAGCAAGAGTTATATACTGTTTTAAAAAACCACATAAAACCTAAAGTTTTAAAGCAGCAAAATAGATATAAAAAGTGGAAATACGGTTACAATAAAGAACACGATATTATTGTAATAAGCAAAACCGGAAAAATAGGTGAAATATACGAAATACAAAATCTAAAAATAGCTTTACCTTTAGAAGAAGACACTGTTAAGTTTTCAGAAAATAAATGGGAATATACACCATTACCTAAAGAATTAAAAAAAATAAAAACTATATTTGATTGGGAAGAGTATCCCTTAGATTTTAAAGAAACTTGGTATGATTATATAGATACTGAGTTTAATAGAAGAGAAAAAGGTTTTTGGTTTTATAACAATGGCAAGTCTGTTTATTTAACAGGTAGTCATTACATGTATTTACAATGGAGTAAAATTGATGTAGGCAAGCCAGATTTTAGAGAAGCAAACAGGTTGTTTTATATATTTTGGGAAGCTTGTAAAGCTGATGTAAGAAGCTATGGAATGTGTTATTTAAAAAATCGTAGATCTGGTTTTTCATTTATGGCATCAGGAGAAACAGTTAATTTAGCTACTCTTAACTCTGATTCAAGATACGGTATATTATCTAAATCTGGACCAGATGCTAAAACAATGTTTACAGATAAAGTTGTTCCTATATCAGTTAATTATCCTTTCTTTTTTAAACCAATACAAGATGGTATGGACCGTCCTAAAACAGAGTTAGCATATAGAGTTCCTGCTACTAAGTTTACTAGAAGAAAAATAGAAATGGGTAGTGAAATTAGTGAACTACAAGGTTTAGATACTACTATTGATTGGAAAAATACAGGTGATAATAGTTATGATGGTGAAAAATTAAAACTATTAGTTCATGATGAATCTGGTAAGTGGGAAAAACCAAACAATATTTTAAACAACTGGCGAGTTACTAAAACAACACTAAGATTAGGTAGTAAGATTATTGGTAAATGTATGATGGGATCAACATCAAACGCTTTAGATAAAGGTGGTAGAAACTTTAAAAAACTATACGATGATTCAAATGTTACGCAAAGAAACGCCAATGGACAGACTCGTTCAGGACTCTATAGTTTGTTCATACCTATGGAATGGAATTACGAAGGATACATCGATTCTTATGGCATACCTGTATTCGATACGCCAAAAAAATCAGTTGAAGGACCTCAAGGAGAAGACATATATTTAGGTGTTATTAAATATTGGCAAAACGAAGTTGATGGATTAAAAAACGATGCAGATGCTTTAAATGAATTTTACAGACAATTTCCACGAACAACTAAGCATGCTTTTAGAGATGAATCTAAACAATCTTTGTTTAATTTAACTAAAATTTATCAACAAATTGATTATAATGAGGATATAAGTAGTAAAAAACTTGTAACTCAGGGTAATTTTCAATGGGAAAATGGGATTAAAGATACTAGAGTGATGTTTTATCCTAACAACAAGGGAAGATTTTTTATCACTTGGGTTCCTAACTCTATAATACAAAATAGAAGAATTGATAAAAACGGTATAAAATACCCAGGCAATGAACACATGGGTGCTTTTGGTTGTGATCCATATGATATATCAGGTACAGTAGATAAAAGAGGATCTAACGGTTCGTTACACGGACTGACTAAATTTAGTATGGAAGAAGCTCCTGCTAATCATTTTTTCTTAGAATATATAGCAAGACCACAAACTGCAGAGATATTTTTTGAAGATGTTTTAATGGCTTGTGTTTTTTATGGCATGCCAATATTAGTAGAAAATAATAAACCTAGACTTTTATATCATTTTAAAAGAAGAGGTTATAGAGGTTTTGCAATGAACAGACCTGACAAAACATGGAACAAATTGTCAGTAACAGAAAAAGAAATAGGTGGAATACCTAACTCAAGTGAAGATATTAAACAAGCTCACGCTTCGGCTATAGAATCATACGTGGAAACTATGATTGGATTTAATGGTGATTCTTATGGAGATTTATATTTTCAAAGAACACTAGAAGATTGGGCCAGGTTTAATATAAATAATAGAACATCACATGATGCTTCTATTAGTTCCGGTTTAGCTTTAATGGCTTGCAATAAAAATAGATACGCGCCTGTTAGTAGAAAGAAAAGAGAACCTATAGAATTAGGTATAAAAAAATATAATAACAGCGGTATAGTTTCAAAAATAATTAAATAAATGAATATTACAACAAACTATTCTAGTACTTTTCCTAGTCAGACAGTGCCTGACGCAGAAAAAGCTACTACCGAGTATGGTAGGAAAGTTGCTCAAGCTATTGAAACAGAATGGTGGAGACAAGGCGGTAATGGTACTCGTTTTGCTTTATCATATAACTTGTTTCATCAAAGAAGATTATATGCAAAAGGTGAACAACCGGTTCAAAAATATAAAGATGAATTATCTATTAATGGTGATTTATCATATCTTAATTTAGACTGGAAGCCAGTTCCTATAATAGCTAAATTTGTAGATATTGTTGTAAATGGTTTATCAAATAAAGATTATGAAATAAAAGCTTTTGCTCAAGATCCAGTAGCATTAAAAAAACGAACTGATTATGCAACTGCTATATTACAAGATATGGCTGCTAAACCTTATCTTGATAATCTACAGCAAACATTAGGTATAAATGAATATCAAACTGACCAAGCTAAGCTACCTGAGTCTAAAGAAGAGCTAGACTTACATATGCAACTTAGTTATAAACAGTCTATAGAAATTGCTGAAGAAGAAGTTATAAACAACGAATTAAGCAAAAATAGATTTGATAATATTAAAAGAAGATTTAATCAAGATCTAGTTGTTTTAGGTATTGGAGCTGTAAAAGCAGGTTGGAATAAATCAAATGGTATAACTTTAGATTATGTTGATCCTGCTTATTTAATATATTCTTATACAGAAGATCCAAACTTTGAAGATATATACTACGTAGGAGAAGTTAAAGCAATGACTATTCCAGAAATTGCTAAAAAATTTCCAGGACTAACTGAACCAGAGCTAGAGAAAATACAACAAACTCAAGGGTATAGTTCACAAGCTATGTATGGTTGGCAAACTTATGACCCTAACACAGTGCAAGTATTGTTTTTTGAATATAAAACTTACAACACACAGGTGTTTAAAATAAAACAAACCGATCAAGGTTTAGAAAAAGCATTAGTAAAAGATGATACTTTTAATCCTCCAGAAAATGATAACTTTGAAACAGTTTCTAGAAAAATTGAGGTTTTATATCAAGGCGCTAAAATAGTAGGTAACAATCAACTTATAGATTGGAGATTATCTGAAAACATGAGTAGGCCTTATGCTGATACTACTAAGGTAGAAATGAGTTATACAATATGCGCTCCAAGAACATACAAAGGAAGAATAGAAAGTTTAGTAAGTAGAATTACTGGGTTTGCGGATATGATACAAATAACGCATTTAAAGTTACAACAGGTTATAGCTAGAATGGTTCCTGATGGAGTGTTTTTAGATATGGACGGATTAGCTGAAGTTGATTTAGGTAATGGTACAAATTATAATCCTGCTGAAGCTTTGAATATGTATTTTCAAACTGGTAGTATAGTTGGTAGATCACTTACACAAGAAGGAGATATGAACCCTGGTAAAGTTCCAATACAAGAACTACAAACCGGAAGTGGTAGTGCTAAAATACAAAGTCTTATACAAACTTATCAATATTATTTACAAATGATAAGAGATGTAACAGGATTAAATGAAGCAAGAGACGGATCTGTTCCAGATAAAAATACTTTAGTTGGCCTACAAAAAATGGCGGCTAACGCTTCTAATGTAGCTACTAAACATATTTTAACAGCAAGTCTATGGTTAACATTAAGAACATGTGAAAATATTTCTTTAAAAATAGCTGATTCGTTAAACGATCCTTTGACTTTAAATTCTCTTAAAAATTCTATATCTACATACAATGTAGCTACTTTAAGTGAAATACAAAATCTTTCTTTACATGATTTCGGTATATTCTTAGAATTAGAACCTGAGGATGAAGAGCAAGCTATGTTAGAACAAAACATACAAATGTCGTTGCAGCAAGGAGGTATTGATTTAGAAGATGCTATTGATATTAGACAAGTTAAAAATTTGAAACTTGCTAATCAAATGCTTAAGCAGAAAAGAAAGCAAAAACAAAAAAGAGAACAAGAGATTCAACAAGCTAATATTAAAGCTCAAGCTGATGCTAACGCAGCTGCAAGTGAAAGATCTGCTCAAGCAGAAATGCAAAAGCAACAAGCGCTTACATCTTCGCAGGTACAGTTTGAACAAGCTAAGAATCAAATGGAAATACAGAGATTACAAACCGCTTCACAAATTAGACAACAAGAAATGCAAGTTCAACATCAGTTTGATTTAGAATTAAAGAAAATGGAAGTTGAAGCAATGAAATCTAAAGAAGCCGCGATAGAAGATCGCAAAGATAAAAGAACAAAAATAGAAGGTACTCAACAAAGTAGAATGATTGAACAAAGAAATTCTAACGGATTACCTGTAAATTTTGAACTAGAAAGCCCGGGTCAGTATGCTGGTACCGCGGATATTAATTAATTTTATATTATTATATTATGTCAGAACAAAAAGCGGCCATAGAGGTCAAGCAAGAAGGTGACTTTAAAATAAAGTCTAAACCTAAAAGAAAAACAAAAAACTTAAGTAAAACAGACAATGAGCCCGTCAAGGTTGATTTAACAAAACCTGAAGCTCAAGGAGAAGTTATACCTGAAGTTGCAAAAATTGATTTAACAGAAAAACCTAAAGAAGATGCCATTCAAATCGAAGAAACAAAGAGCCTTCCTTTGGATGAATCATCCGGAGATAGCAAAAAGGTGGACGAAGAAATACGGGTCATCAATACAGATGAAGACGAAAAACCAGTCATCGAGTCTATTGAAAAGGATGTTGAAGTAAAAGAAGAACCTGTTAAACAAGAAACAAAAGAATTAAATCTTCCTGAAAATATAGAAAAGCTAGTAGGTTTCATGAATGAAACTGGAGGTACTGTTGAAGATTATGTTAGATTAAATAGAGATTATACTAACATAGATGAAAACGCTTTATTAAAGGAATATTATAAAAATACTAAACCACATTTAAACGACGACGAAGTATCTTTCGTGCTGGAAGACAGTTTTAGTTTTGATGAGGAAGTTGATGAAGAGCGAGACATCAAGAAAAAGAAACTCGCTAAGAAAGAGGCTATTGCAGAAGCTCGTAATTATTTGGATGATTTAAAAAACAAGTATTATGATTCAATAAAAAATCGTACTACAGTTAATGAAACTCAACAAAAGGCTACGGAATTTTTCAATAGGTATAGCGACGAACAAAGAATCGTTGAAGAACAGCATAAAAGATTTCAAGATAATACTAAAAAACTATTTTCCGAAGATTTCAAAGGTTTTGATTTTAAAGTAGGAGATCAAAAGTTTAGGTATAATGTAAAAAATCCAAACGCTGTTGCTGATAAACAGTCAAATATCAATAACTTTGTTAACAAATACGTTGACGATAAAGGTGAAATGGTAGATTCAGCTGGTTATCATAAAGCTATGTATACTGCTATGAATTCTGATCAGCTTGCAACTCATTTTTATGAGCAAGGTAAAGCAGATGGAATAAAACAAGTGGTAAGCGGCTCAAAAAATCCTGATACTAATACGCCG